GCCTTAATGAGGCTGTGCGCTTTGTCGCCTTCTAAAGAAATATGTGGAGTTATAGGAGGTGACGATCTTATCTACGAGTTCACCAACATAGCGGGTAACCCTTACAGTTTCCTATTCCACCCTAAAGAGTGGGTTAAGTTTAAGAGCTTAGGTGTTGGCATCAAGGCGGTCTATCACAGCCATCTCAATGGCGATACTACTCCATCTCAGGCTGACCTAGATAACATTAAAAGGCTTGGATTCCGCTCGGTAATAGTAACAAACACTGAAGTAAAGGAAATAGAGTATGAGGCCTAAGTTTACAATACTAGAGGGAGGCACAGCAGCAGAGCAGCAAGCTATTGCTGACTGGCGGGAGGAGTTAGCGGCCCCTGTACAGGAGCAGATATACCACTTAGTAACGTTGAAGGTTAAGGACGAGCCGGACATGTTCTTCGTTGACGCTAACCATGACGTTACGTACTTAGGGGTAACCTACCTGAAGTTCCCACTTAGCTTCAAAGGCGTATCAATAAACTCTGACGGTACGATTGACAACGCTACACTTGAAGTGGCCAACGTGTCTCGCGACCTCATGGGAATTATAGAGAGTGCAAAAGGTCTTAGCCGAGCGCTGTGCAGCATAAAGACTATATCAGCTAAATTCACTGACTACTCTTACCACTATCTAGATCACATATTTGATAAAGGTGTGTACAACGAAACAGAATCCTACAATGAACTCGACAAGACTATAAAAGACGGTATTGATAAAGTCTTGGTTAGCGACGTGTGGGAAGAGCTGGTTGAGCGTTCTGTCTACAGGAAAGTAAACGCAACGGCCAGTACAGTTGACTTAGCAATCGAAGACTTTTTCATGGTCGCTTCATACACAGCGAACGCAAAGGTGATCGTATTTCAACTTGCACCTGTTGTTAACGTAGACACCAAGTTACCGAGACGGCGCTATGTAGCAGACACTTGCTACTGGAAGTTCAAAGGCGCGGAGTGTGGCTACGCAGGGGGACTTACTACATGCTCTAAGAGACTTAACGGAGCTGACGGCTGTGCTGGTAGAAGCAATACTTTAAGGTTTGGTGGCTTCCCCGGAGTAAACAGGTCAAGAAGGGTAATGCTGTAATGGAATACATTAAGTACCTACAGATAAAATTCTCACACTTAGGTAGAGGGTTTACTGAAGGGGACTGCTTAAATCTCATTATCCTGTTCTACCAACATGAGCTAGGAATTGAGCTACCAGACAAAACCGACTACCCGTATGACTGGAAAGAGCAGAACTACTTCTTAGAGCTCCATAAAGACTGGGGGTTCCGCCAAGTAGATATGCCAGAGTTTGGAGATGTTGCTCTATTTAACGGTCTTGGTACAGACGTAGTTAGTCATTGCGGTGTTGTTATAGGCAACCACGAGTTTCTACACACGAGCAGGCACGGAACAGCTATACACCAGTACATTTACGGCGGCTGGGCCGATAAACTCTACGGATTTTTTAGGTATAAAGGGCAATAGCATGCTGATCAAAATTGACAAAGAGCTTACTCACCTTACTGGGTATAAATCTGAGATAGATGCGCCGGGTAATACGGTAAGGGAATGTTCCCGCCATCTTTTCGAGCGCTACCCAAAGCTGTTCATGCACTTTGTCAAGAACGAGTGTGAGGAAGCAAGAAAAACATATGCTATCCTTGACGGAGAGTACGTCGAGTCTATGTACGACATTGAGAAATCTGTTGGCTGTGACTCCGTGCTTGAGATTTCATGTGATCTACCGCAAGGCGAGGGGGCTGTAGGTAAGATCATAGCTGGTATCATTCTTATAGTTATCGGGTACTTTGTACCTATACTAGCGCCTGCTTTTGCTAAGTTAGGAGCAGGCCTTTTAGCAGCCGGTATAGGCCTGACCATCGGAGGTATAGCTGAGCTTATCATCGGGCCTCCTGATATGCCTAAGATGGGAGCTTCTGAGTCTGACAGCGTAAATTATAACTGGACAGGACTACGCAATACAACTGCGTCTGGTACGCCAATAGGGTTAGTGTATGGGACACGCAGAGTAGGTGGGCACTACCTTAACGTTTATGTATCTAGCCTTGGGGCCTCAGGTGATAGGCAGAACTATCTGTACGGGCAAATTGGCCTAGGCGAGGGACCTATTGATGGTGTGTGTCTCGACGCAGCTGGTATTCCAGAAGTAACTGTAAATGATCTTTCTATAAAATCTTTCACTGGTGTTGAGCTTGTTTGGCGCAATGGTACTTACAGTCAATATGAGAAGGGCGGTTACAACCTTCCTCCTAGCGTAGACAACTCTAAAGCTGTTATGCCTTGGTTCAATAGAATCACAGGAACAACTTCGTTTGACGCGCCAGTTACTAACGCTGCGAACCCTGCAACGCAAGACCAAGATGACACTGCAGGGGCTACTGTGACTACTAACAAACCAGTAGACGCGCTGGAGGTAACAGTAGGTGCACAGCAGATGTTTAGGACAACCGATGATGGTGACATAGTACCAGTTGAGGTTGAGTTCTCTGTTTACTACAGGCCAGAAGGGGATGCTAGCTGGACCACGAGGCTGTTTACTGATGCTGATAAACTCGGAGGGGCTAGTAGTCAGGCATACGGGTATTGGTCTAGGGGCGCATATAAAACTACATACTTAACTGAGGAATGGAACGATCAGTCGCGGATTCCAGCTAACGCATATAGTATCACGCCAAACAGTGGTAGTTGGATAAATTTTGAGACCGATGAGGTTACGCCATTTGAGGACAGGGTAGAATTCTCTAGCGGGGGGCTGTCACCTTATAAACAACAAACTACACAATATGCATATGCGTATGTAGAAACCGTCTGGAGATGGATTCCTCAAAGTACCACAGAGGCAACTTCCTTCAGTCTCCACGCCAAGACAAAATCGGAGGCTTCTATTACATTTGGTATAGACATACCAAATGGGCCTAAAAATTGTGACGTGAGGGTGGTAAGGAACACACAGGATAACTCAGCAGACTTTAAAATATCGGATGATATATTCATCCAGAGTATGACGGAGATAGAGTACGATCAGCTAGAGTATCCTTGTACTGCTTTGCTGGGGTACAAGGTTCTAGCTAACGACCAGATAAGTGGTAACGTCCCTAACGTAATTGCTAAGATTCGTGGGATTAGGGTCAAAGTACCAAACAATTACAACGACCGCAGGTTTACTGGTGGTTTTGCCGCGTGGGATGGGGTAACGACCAAGGAAGCTTGGACCGATAATCCGGCGTTCTGTACCTACGACATGCTCACCAACAAGCGCTATGGCTTAGGAGAGCAGCTTGGTATAACCATAGATGAAAGTGCCAGAAGGTTGATGTTCATCCAGTTTGCTATGCAGGCTGACTATTGTGACGCCATGCTAGCTGCTAACGGCACCGTCTACAATAGACCTACCAACGTAACTCGCGATCAGGCAGAAGCGGCTGGCTATAACTTGCGATTCTCGGCTGACTGCTTCTTTAGCGGTCAGAAAACTGCAGGTGAGATATTAGCCAACATGACCGCGTGCATGCGTGGGGCTATCTTCATCGCTGACGGTATAGCACAGCTTGAGATTGACCGTCCTAAGAGTATTACTCAGATTGTAACGATGAGTAGTATGATAGAGGATACATTTACCCAAAGCACGACAGACTACCGGCAGACTCCTAACCGGGTCGAAGTACAGTTTGCTAACAAAGATTTGGACTACGAGCCTGACGTTGTTCTTGTTGAGGATGCTTCTCTTCAAGAGGACAACACGGTAGAGCTTGTCACCAAAAACCTAACTATCGAAAGTGTAACGAACTACGGTCAAGCTGTCAGGCTGGGCAAGTACATACTTGCGTCTGCAAGACTGCGCACTAAAGCTGTGTCGTTCAAGGCACAGACCAAGTTGCTGCAGTCAACGGTGGGCGATGTCATAGGCGTGCAGAACGACACGCCTCAGTGGGGTTGGGGCGGGCACATTTCAAAGGTAGTAAACGCAACCACTATAGAAATCGTTGGGGCAGAGTTTGGCACTATAGCATCACCGACCGCGAACGTAATTACGATAGGCGCAAAAGGTGGGTTGCCTCAAACGTTTAACATAGCAAGCTTTACTATTGACTCTGTGGAGGATAACAGGGCAACTGTTGTTATAAGTGCAACGTTTGCTAACGTACCAACTGTTGGTGACGACTACATCATAAGTGCATCTTCGAATATGATAAACCCGTTCAAGATCGTGGGGTTGTCCCGCGATTCTGATGAGGTAGTAACTGTAAGTGCTATTCAGTACAGCGCAGATGTGTTCTCTGACTCGGAAAACGCAGAAGCGGAGTTCAGTGATATCCCTAACTATTCTCAGCTGTCGAAGACACTACACCCGAACGTCACTAACCACGCAGCTGACGAGGTGATGTATGTTGAGAACAATACTATAAAGTACGGGATACAAGCCTCGTACAAACCGCCTAATGACCCGGACTGGACTGGGGTTCAGGTTTATGTAAGTAAGGTTCCTACTTCAGTTTCGGCAGGGGGTGCAACTCTCCTGCCTATGAGTGCATTTGACAGGTCAGGGTCTTTGATAATTAAAGACACTCAAGGCTGGCTGGTGCGCGACACGTACTACAACGTTCACTTTGCCTCCAGATTTAGGGATGGATATAGACAGCACTACTTAGATGCACCGAGGACTGTTGTTCATTTCGCGGGTGGTACTTATGCTGACGTTCCTTACCCGCAGAGTGTACACGTAGAAAACTCCACGGGAGACGGGCTAACTTGTCCTTATAAAGACGCCACTATCAGGTGGACCTCAGGGTGGCTTGACGGTTACCAAGGGCCAGACCTGAAGTACTTCATAGTTACTGTGTACGAGCAGGGAACTACAAATGTCTTAGCTACTGAAAATGTGGGTAAGAACACCGTATATGAGTTGACCTTCGCTAAGAACAAAGCATTTGCTGGGGGTCCATACACTACGGTTGATGTAGCAGTGCACGCGGTCAATATACATAACGCAGTTAGCTTTCCAACAAAGATAACCATGTCGTTTGCGTTTGACACCGCGATAAATAACTTAAAGGTAGTCAACTCTACGGGAGATAACGTAACCTTCCAGCAGCGCGACTGCTACTTGGAGTGGGACGCAGTTGCGTCTGAGATTAAGAACT